ATGGCTGAAATAACTCGTTACACTAAAGACATACTTTCTATAATTAAATATTACAGAGAGCTGGACAAACCAAAGGAGAAAAAAGATGAGTGATGCACCAGATGCTTTTGTTTATAACGCAAAATTGAAAAGAGTTATAGACGGTGATGGATTTGTACTAAGTGAAATAGATTTAGGTTTTAAAGTAAAATTAGCTAATCAATCGGTTAGAATGGCTGGGATTGATACTCCTGAATCTAGGGTTAATACTAAAAGGCAACCTGAACGAATCGAAGAAAAAGCGCTAGGCTTAAAAGCAAAAGAAAGATTAAAAGAATTATTAATAGGTGATATAAAAATTAAATCGTTGGGTCGTGGCAAGTACGGAAGATTGCTCGCTATCCCATACGACTGCAATGGAAACGATATTTGTGCAAAACTTATTGAAGAGGGTTTGGCTGCTCCTTATTGGGGTGGTACAAAAAAAGCAAAAGTCAGAAAAGACGGAACATGGGGAGAATAATATGAATATATCAAAAGAAGGATTAGCATTAATTAAAAAATTTGAAGGTTGTGAATTAAAGGCTTACAGGTGTCCAGCAAATGTTCTAACTATTGGATATGGAGTTACCAAAGGCGTAACTGAAGACATGGAAATAACTCAACAAGAAGCTAATGAAATGTTGGCTGGTGAGCTTATAGAATACACAGAATACATAAATAACATGGTTAAAGTTGCCTTAAATCAAAGCCAGTTTGATGCTTTAACGGCTTGGATTTATAACCTTGGCCCAACAAATTTTAAAGATTCAACTCTTTTGAGAGTTTTAAACGAAGGCAGATACAATGAAGTTCCTCAAGAAATAAAACGGTGGAATAAAGCTAATGGACAAGTTTTAAACGGTTTAATTAAAAGAAGAGAAGCTGAAGCCTTATTATTTCAAAGTAAAGAATGGGAAAACGTATAAATGGCATACAGTAAAATACAATTTCAACCTGGTATTAACCGTGAAGGAACCGCCTACGATAATGAAGGAGGATGGTTTGACGGAAATTTAATACGCTTTAGAAACGGCCACGTAGAAAAATTTGGCGGTTGGGCAAAGTTAAGTTCCAATACTTTTTTAGGTACAGGGAGAGCGCTGCATAATTGGATGAGTTTGGGTAGTAATCTTTATTTAGGATTAGGAACTACTTGGAAATATTACATTAAAGAAGGTAATGATTATAATGACGTCACTCCAATTAGAGCCACAAACACAGGTACTGCAACTTTTACCAGTGCAAGTGGAAGCTCCACTGTTTCAGTAACTGATTCTTCACATGGGGCTGTCGTTAATGATTTTGTTACTTTTTCTAGTGCTGCAACTCTAGGTTCTAGCAATATTACAGCTACTGTTCTTAATCAGGAATACCAGATTGTTGGAGTTACCTCAACAAGCGTTTACACTATAGTTGCTAAAGATACCGACGGAGACGAAGTAACCGCTGATGCTACTGTTTCTGGTGGTGGTGGTGGCTCTACAGTTGCCAATTACCAAATTAACGTGGGGCTTGATGTATATGTGAAGTCGGCTGGGTATGGATCTGGACTTTGGGGTTCGGGTACGTTTGGGTCTACAAGTGCTATTAGTGATACTGGACAGTTAAGGCTTTGGACACATGATAATTTTGGTGAAAACTTAATTATTAATCCACGCGGAGGTGGTATTTATCGTTGGAAACAAGACGACGGAATTAGCACAGAGGCAAAAGCACTATCAGGAATTACTGGAGCTAATCTAGTACCAACTTTAGGTTTACAGGTAATTACTTCTGAAGTAGATAGGCATTTAATCGTATTAGGTGCTGATCCTATATCTGGAAGCTCTAGAAGCGGAACTGTTGATCCAATGTTAATTGCATTTAGTGACCAAGAAAATGAATTAGAATTTGAACCATTAATTACTAATACATCTGGTTCTTTGCGTTTATCAAGCGGTTCTAATATTGTAGGCGCTGTTAAATCTAGACAAGAAATAGTTGTATTTACCGATACATCTGTTTATAGCATGCAATTCGTAGGACCACCTTTTACCTTTGCTATAAATTTAATAAATGAAGCTACAGGATTAATTGGCCCCAAAGCAGCCGTTACTGGAGACGCTGGTATATATTTTATGAGTTACGGTAGTTTTTATCTTTATAACGGAACCGTACAAAAATTACCTTGCTCTGTTTTAAATTACGTATTTTCAAATATAAATAATGGTCAAGCTTATAAAATAAATGCTTTTACCAACAGTGAAAATAGTGAAGTGGGTTGGTTTTACCCTTCAAGTTCAGCAACTGAAATAGATCGTTACGTTATTTATAATACGCAAGAACAAGTTTGGTATTACGGTAATTTAGAACGACATGCGTGGTTAGATTCGGGTGTAGAGAATTTTCCGCAAGCAACCAATAATAATTATGTCTACCAACATGAAATTGGATACAACGATGACGGCAGCGCTATGACCAATGTTTATGTAGAATCTAGTGACTTTGATATAGGTGATGGCAACCAATTTTCATCTATCTCTTCTATCATACCCGACATACGTTTTTTACAAGATGACAACTCAGGTTCCGTTAATATTGTTACTAAAATGCGTAATTATCCAGGTGATTCTTTAACCACTAAAGCAACATCAGAGATAAGTTCTTCTACTACTAAAGCAAACGTTAGAGCAAGAGGAAGACAAGCTGTTGTACGTTTTGAATCTAACGATGACCAATCTGGCTCTGGTAACGTTTCTCTAGGGTGGCGAGTAGGTGCTACTAGATTTGATGTAAAAACTGATGGCAGAAGATGAGCAAATTATTAGAAACCAGACTACCAATTGAATCTAATGAGTTTGTCAATCGAGATATATATAATCGTCTAATTAGAATATTAGAAATTAACTTAGGCTCATTTGATCCCGACTCAACACCTCAATACAACGATGAAAAAATCAGCACTTTAGCTTTTTCAACGGGTGATGTAATATGGAATACATCCATTGGCGTATTGCAAGTATATACTGGCGCTAAATGGATACAGCTACATACTCCAGTGAATCCACGGGGGTACGAACTGCAAGCATCGGTAGGCTCTGTTTCTGTTCAAACAAATGGAGACGTTACCGTAAATTTAACTAGCTCCATTGAAGGATGGGATATAGAAAAATGGTATTCATAGTGATATGCAAGCAGAACAAAATAATTTTAACAACGTAACAAGACTTCCTCGGTCTATTAAACCTTACAAACTTAAAAACCTTTTATTAGCTAATCCTGCTGATTGGTTTATTGAAGAAGAAACTTTAAAATTAGCCAAATCCTCTTTGCCTGACTTAATAGATTTTTATAAAAGTGAAGGCGTTGAGGATCCAAAAGAGTTATCACTCAAACTTATAATAGAAGAACCCGTTAAAGACGTTTATAACGTACCGTTGTTTTCAGACGTATTTTGCAAATTGATGATAGATGAAATTGAGAACATGCAAAAACATTTTTCATTTTCACCCAATCCAGATGAAGACCAATTAAGACAGATACCCGAAATTGTATTAAATGAAATGGCACCTGATTTATATAATTCTTTGATGAACGTTGTATTTTCCGTTGTTAACCCTATTTTTCTTACACTTTGGAATCGCCACGTAACGGGAGGCGGCATACAAATAGCCAATTACAACTTAAAAGATAAGAAACAAGGCGCTTGGCATCACGATGCAAGTGCTGATATAAGTATGGTAGTCCCTTTAAATACAGGCGATTACGTGGGTGGTGGAACAGAATTTTTGAACCGAGGCGTTGTAAAACCTTTACCAAAAGGCAACGCTCTTATTTTCCCAAGCTATACTCATTTGCACCGAGGTTTACCCGTTCAATCAGGAAATCGGTATTTATTGGTATTTTGGCTTACAACTGAACGCGAAATATAGGTAGAATAGAGATATGATGAATAGAATAGACTCAAATAAAAAAGGATTAGCTTCTCTAGGAAGAGATGAAGACAGGTATATGGCTCACGTCGCTTCAGGCGAAATGGTTGTACCACCCGTTATAACGCCTGAAACCAGACAACGTTTGCAACAAGAAATGATGGCCGCAGGCTTGTCGCCTGACAATTATACGGTAGGCGAAGGTATGTCCATCAACCCAATAACAGGATTACCCGAGTTTGGTTGGTTAAAGAAAACGTTTAAATCTATTAAGAAAGTGGCGAAGGTAGTGGCTCCTCTTGCAATGTTTATACCTGGAGTTGGAACTGCTTTAGGTGGAATGTTAGGTGGTTTGGGAAGTGGAATAGGCGCCCTTGTTTCTAAAATACCTGGTCTAAGCAGTATAATAGGAACAGGATCAGGAATTCTTGGAGGCACTTGGGGTCCAGCTATAAGGGGTGGTATAGGTGGTTTCTTTAATCCCGCTGCTGGTGCAAC